TCCAGTACAGGATCATTCTTTATCATATCTATTACAGAGGATATCCATGGCTGTGATTTAGACAGTTTCTCCATCAGTGGTATCATATCCCTGCTGTCAGTCATATACCTGAGAGCCTCGATAATGGAAGCATGCACCCTGTTAGGATCAAGATATTTTTCAAATCCCAGATCATCAGTAACAGCATATCCCTCATTATCTACCTGTGGAATAGTACCTATAATCTTTCTTACTTCCTTTGTCAGGGACATATTTGAAGGGACCATAGTATAGTTTATCATCCAGTTCTCATACTGCTTTTCCTCCCTGCTAAGTCCGTCAGTACTGTTTGTATCTATCTGATTCCCATCCTCATCTGTCTCTGTAACCGTGTCCTGACTTATAGTACCTGAATCAAGGTCTATTCTTACCCCTTCGGTAGTGACAAGATAGACAGATGCTTCCTCAGCCAGTGCTTTAAAGTTATCCAGTATTTTTTTATACTGGTCCCTTTTGTATCTAGCTACTCTTCTGGCCTCCTGGTCCAGGCGGGTTCCTGACAGCCCGTATTGGGCCAGGTCTTCCTTTTCTGATTCTATATTATTGTCGACAGTATCCTCTATATACCATTTAAATATATCACGTACTTTCATGAACAGTGATGCCGGGGATTCAGACATAATTATCTGTCCCCTGTCCAGTGAAGATAATTGCCTCTCAAGATCTGCCTTCCTTTCCAGGGATAACTCTTCCTCTACCATCATCCTCAGCTCCTCAGCCTTTTTCTCTTCCTCTCTTGTGAGTATCATGGAAAATAATCTCGATAACAACATAGCCCTGTCTCTCCTGACCTCAGAAGAAAATTCCCTGTCAGCCTTTTCCATATAGTTCATACTTCCGGAAGCTTTCTGTCTGATTCCGGCATCATCGAATACTCCTGATACTACCTCAGGCTGTATACTTCCGGAAATATCCTTCAGGCTGAGCTTTTCAACATTCAGTTGTTGTTTAAAGTGTTCTATCATTCCTCTGAGAACACCGGCAGATGGGTACATTCCACTCCTCTCATCAGGGTTCTCTTCCACCCACATACCTGCAAGATTGGCTACTATCTGTACATCCTCTCCTACAGAGGATGCCAGGTCTCTTATTTCTTGATTTATAGGAATACAGTATGACATATATTACAAATTTTTACCAAAGATACTACAAATCATATAGAAGCACATCTCACAGCGTGTTGTTTTTCTTCGTATGTCATAGCATCCCAGATCTCTTTTTTCCATCCCTTTGCTTCCAGCATATCCCTTATCCCCCCTTTCAATGATCCGAAGCTAAGATCAGTCCCGGGCCGGGAGAGTGGGTTAATACTGACAGAGGAGAAACCTCCGCTGTTAATCTTATTGTAGAATGAATATGTGTAAGGTCTTATATTTCTCCAGTTTGCTACAATGTCTAACAGTTTACTGAAAAAATCAAGAATCCTTCTTCCGAGTCCCTTTTTCCTTACTCCCATCACATACTCCCTGAATTCCTCAGCCATCCTCTCTTCAAGCTCAGTATCCGTGAGGTCTCCCCATTTCTGTCTGGCCTCACTCATCAGGTTATTCTTCTCTTTTTCAGAAGCCATAAGGTCCATTACAGCATGAAAAGCCTCATGATATACTGTTCCTTCGGCAGCTATATTACTGAGCCTTATCACTCCTTCATCATATACTCCCCAAGCCTCAGCTCCTCCCTCTGCTACATTAATAAGGCCCTCCTGGACCCTTAACCTTCCATCTTCCGACATCTGAGGTAAAACAGTATTAAGCCAGGAAATCTCACTTCTGAGATCTGCTTTAGCCTGATTACTGTCTGCCATCCTTGTCATAGGTCTTCTTTTCAGGGTAGTCCTGATTGATTTCATATCCTTATTGGATCTTGAAGATTTACTCTCTCCTCCTGTAGTAAATGAAGAGATTATAGTATTTCTTGATGAAACCTCCTTTACTATATCAGGACTTGACTCTACAAGTCTCATGGCCTGTTCAGGAGACACAGTTACTGAAACAGTCAGGTCATTAGGAGTAAGGTTAAGAGTAGCACCATTGTTTCCGAAGACTACCCTGTAATAAGCCCCTATTTCCTTAGGTTCTGCTTTCTTGTCGAACCCTCTTGACATCCTGGCTTCCTTTACCAGATATACCTTTACTCCATTGACGGATCCTATCAGTTTCAGGTAGTTCTTATACAGTTTATCCTTCCTTGTATAGTATCCTATCACCGATCCTTCAAGCCTGTTATTCTCAATAGCCAGGTTCTCAGGATTTCCCGTCTCAAGTGAAGAATTGAAGACAGCATCATTGTTTACAGGTTTATCCTGTACAGGAGAAGGAATGTAAGGAGTATATTTCACAGGTATTCCTTTCTCAAGGGATACAGAACTGATTATACTGTCATTATACTCTACCACTACTGGCAGCAGTCCCATAGAAGATACAGGAGTACTATACTGACTGTCGAACAGATCTTTCAGTATAGACATCTGTCTTCCTGTATACTCTGACAGAGACATAGTCTGTAACCTGTGTTTGGATGTAAAATAATCTACAGTACGGCCATACCTGTCCATAAACGGATGGAATGAGTATTTTCCGGCCTTAATATCATACATCTTTATATTTCCCTTCCTGTCTACAGCTATGATATCGGCTTCTCCTGCTATTCTGGACCCGTCATCATATTTCCTGAATACTACTATTCCGGAAGAAATTACTGTTTCACCTGCTTCATTCAGACTGTTTCTTATATTTCCAAGGGAAGACAGGTAGGACTGAAAAGCTTCCTCACTGACATTATCAGGCTTAACCACCTCACGGCCCATGAAGAAATTTCTTGTAATGAGCCTGAAAGGATCAGAGGCCTTTACAGGAGGATTTGCTTCTGATAATGATTCCCTGAGAAGAGACAGGATCATATCCCTGTCCTGTGATGTGGTACGTCCTTTATACTCAGTAAGATCTATGCCGTATTTCCCTTTCAGGAAATCAAGGTACCTGTTATACTGCTCAGGTTGGCTGCTCTTCTCAGCCGAGATGGTGTCATGTACTTTCGGATTCTCTATCCACAATCCACCCATCACAGACCGTACACTTTTATATTCGTGATACTGGCCATCCTCCTCCATGATACTGTATGTATCGCCTGTAGAATTTACCCTGTCTACCTTTCTCTGATTTTCTTCTATATCGGCGATTATGGTATTATTATCTGTTTTCACAGGAGGGTCGAACTGTTTCTTCAGATTTGAATATCCGTCATCTCCCGGATGGATAATCTTCCTGCTTTTCCTGTTATACAGGTCACCATTAGGAAGAAGCACCACGCCATTTATCTGTCCTGAACCATTCATGGCATCGCCGTATACCTGTAAGGCATATGCTTCTGCCTGTAATACAGGATCAGGAGATTTTACTATACGTCCGTTCTTATCCCTGACTGTGGATCCGTCTACATAGAATTTGTCCCCCCTGAGATCTACTTCTATACCTCCAACACTATTGGATTCCCTGGCCCCTGCTTTTCCTTCGGCAGGCGGAACACTATTCTTTTCAGTACCCTCAGGAGAGAAATAGTCTGTAGTAAACCATGTTCCCCTGAATCTTGCTTCCAGTATATTGGATGTTACTATACCTGAGTCTATGATACGTTTATTATATCCCCTGGAATTGAGTAATCTGTGTGATACCTGGAAAGGCACATTCATATTCTGTAAGACAGCTACAATGTCCCTGACAACATCTTCCCGGGGCCTGGAGGGTGGTGGTGTTGAGGGAGATGAAGATCCTCCTGATCCCAGTGTCAGAAGAGCAGGAAGACTGCCTGTATGTATATAATTTTCCACCTTCTGGCCCCCTTCAATGGGAGTACCTCCGGCATCGACAGGAACTTTTACTATCTTGATAAAGGACTCTGAACCTCTTATCTCAGGATAGAAAGATACACCACCAAGATATAATACATTCTCAAGCATTTTCTTAGCTTTGAACATATCATCCTGGTTCCTGGCTTCAGCCAGTGATGTCAGTCCCTTAATGAGATCCTTATATACGGGAGTATTCTGTTTTGTTACATCATTTATATCATACTCAGACAGATATCTTACCCTTACATTTACAGGACGGTACTTCCCTGCACCATCCGGAAGCATAAGGTAAAGATTGGCATTCCTTCCCTCAGTACTGAATCCTGCCAGTACCATACCACTTTTGTTGGGTACCAGCAGTGCTCCCTGTTTTACAACCCCGAATGCAGCATTTGAAGGATCTACGTACGGGATATCAGACAGGTTTTTCTCTTCAATACCTGTAGGAACCCTTCCTACCATAATTTTAGATACAGAGATGCTCTCTGATGATATATAGTCTCCTTTTCCTTTGTTATAGGATTCAATTATACGGTCTTCAAGCTCTGAAAGACCCTCATACCTGTCAGATATTTCCCTTGCAGGTAATGATCCCACTATCTGGTAGGATCCGTCATTATTCAGGACTATCATAAATATGGTGGTACTGTTGAAATCAGGATTTTCTGCTGCTATCTCATTGAATTCCTCAGATATGAGAAAATGTACCCTGTCTCCTTTTTTCAGTTTTCCCTGATTTACATAGTCAAAGGCTCCTTTTCTTACCAGAAAATCATATAGTGGTTTATACTTTTTCCCTTCAATGGTATCTCCGAATGGTGTGAAATCTCCTATCCTCTGTCCGTTGATAGAAAACTCTGATATAGCAGGGGCATAATAGGATCCTTCCGGTAATCCCTCTGTAGCAGAGGAACTGTTTTCATTATCCATGGATTCCTTTGAGGTCACCCCCACAGGCATTTCAGGCTCTTCTACCACCTCTTCCTCATGCCCGGCAGGATTGATGTCTTCCTCAGTTACAGACATTCTGTCTTTTATGTCATTATTTTCTCTTTCCCTTCTCAGTGCCTCCTCTACAATAAAGGCGGCTTCAATATTATCATCATCCTCCAGACCCTCCTTGTATGAAGTATTGTCAGGATCCAGTATCTCATCAGCAGTGGCTTCTGACTGAACCATCCTGTCGAATATAATCCGGGCCTTATTCCTTATATTCTCATCAGGAGACAAATTATCAATTATAGAAGATACATCTTCGGTAAGATTTTCCTTTTTATCCTTCTCTGTTATAACAGGATTTCCTTCCTTCCTGAGCTGTTTTTCCACCTCAGTCCTGATCTCCTCTGTAGGGGCATTACTAAGGGCTTCTTCAAGATCTGACGGAGTTTCTGCCTTACCAGCCTCTTTCATAACAGTCTCTGTATCCATCTGTTTTTTATCCTCTACGGCTTTCTCCTCCTCCTCAGACATCATTTTTCTAAGACTATCGGGGTCCTGGAGATAGGAATTATATTTAGCAAGGAAGGTGTTACGGGCCTTAGCTATCTTTACCATATCATTGGCATCCTCAAGAATACCTATGCCTGAAGGACCTGCAAGCTCTGCCATGGATAACAGGGACTCAGATATCTTATCATTCTCTGCCAGTGTTACCAGTGCTTCCATAGGAGACTTCGACGACAGCTCCTGTATATCATCATATGCTCCTGTATTTCCTGTACTCTTAGCTATTTCAGCTGCTGTAGACAATCCTGTCCTGAAAGAAGAGTACATTTCAGTAAATCTCTTTTCCCAGTCATCTATCCTGGTCATCATCCATGTAAGCTCTTTCAGCTCATCAGAACTAAACTCAGTACCCGCCTTTGTCATCAGGTCAGAAGCTATCTTTCTGTATGAATCTGCTTTCTTCCTTGTATCCTCTACTTCCTTCTGGACTGATTCCCTGATTTCTGAATTAGTCATATTCCTGTATCTTGAAGCATCTGTACCATCATCTGTTATTTCCCTTAATGATTCTATATCACTGTCACTGATAGTTCCTGCTTCTTCAAGTATATCATAAAAGTCCTGTATCCTCCCTGCATCTTCGAACATCATCACATCACTGATAAGCTGTGAATGTTCTGCATTCTTGAACTCAAAGGCATCTCCCTCTTCGGCTGCCCTGTCCATATCCCTCTGATACTTATTATGTCTTACCATTCCCTGGTAGTAATTCAGGAACTCCGGAGACTGTATCCTTTTATTCAAAGCATCTGCCACTTCCCTGTTTCTGCGGTTTTCTGCCTGCATCTCCCTGATATCTTCTCTTACACCACCCTCCAGGCCCGGACGGATTCCCCTTTCCGTAGTTCTTATTGTAGGGATACCAAGAGCAGCAGTCATAGCACCTATAAATCCCTCCTCATAGTTCTCCACATTACCATAGGTATCCAGAATAGCATCTCCCATAGCTTTTATAAATCCTACAGATTCTTCCTCAGATACAGGATCTATCTTAGCTCCGTAGAAAGAATTAAGCTCACTTCCGTATTTATATCCTGCTCCTCTGGATATAGCCGATTGCCCCATTTCTTCAAAAGGACCTTCTGCTATACTCTTCTGTAATGTACGGCCTACAGTCTCAGCAATACCTGCTTTATGAGGCTCGTATACCACTTTCCCGTCTATAACTTTTCTGGTAAGACCCGCCGTCTTTCTGGCTGCCTTATATCCTCCGGCATAGAATTTACCGAACTGCCACATGTCAGATAATGTGAGGAGGGGGATATTAAGAAGGAAATCAATATTACCCATCTTCAACTTATCCTCCTGTATTTTAGCAAGGCCCCCATTATAGTCGAATCTTGCAGATGCCCTGCCTTCTATCAGGGCACTTCCCTGAGCAGTGGGAACAGGAACAAATCCACCATTACCATCATTTTCATATGTAAACAGGTCAGGCCTTTCGGACATGAGTCTGGCTGCTTCTTCCTGTTTTACATTATTATAAGCTTCAGTAAGGTTACGTATCTGTGTCTCTTCCCAGTCATTACTGTTCTGTATAGCCTCTATCCTGGCTTCTCCAAGAGCACCGGAAAATGCACCTGTAATCTTCAATACAGGACTGGCATATCTGAGTTTCTTAGCATCATTTGCCAGTGCCTCTGTGATCCTTACACCATTCAGAAATATATCTTTTCCTGACCTTGCTGCCGACAAAGCATCATTTACAGATTTAAATCCTTCTCCTGAGGCTGATACAGCCCCTTTGAAAGCATTTCTCACCTTGTTTAATCCTGATACTTTAGAAAGGACTCCGGCTCCTACACGACCTGAATATGCGGCTCCTACAGCAAATCCAAGATTCTTTATTACCTTATCTCCTATGAAATTGGCAGTAAAGATATTCTTATACCATGGGTCTTCAAGTTCCTTGTCTGTATAGTAGTTCGGGAGGGCTTCCTCAGACCATTCATTGATACTGTTCATGACTCTGGAGAACTGGTTGTCCCATAATCCTGACCATCTTCCCTCAGAAGCTGCCGTACCTATACCCACAATGGTTCCCAGAATACCATCAAGGAAAGTGGTGCCTGCCAGTACTCCTGCCTTGGCAAGTCCAGATCCAAGCTGTACAATACCACTCTGTAACTCACCGCGGGTATTGCTAAGATTATCCAGTTGTGAAACAGTTTCTATTTCCTTGTCATACCTGCTGTCTCCTACTCCTGTGAATCCTACAGAGACATCTATAGGTTCATTAATGTAAGTATTGAAAGTTCTCCTTCTGAAATTCCCGGACAAAGCCTCTGCTGTAAGAGGACTGCCTGATTGTACCAGTCTGCTATATTCTCCCTGTTCCCTGTCTACCCCTTTAAGTCCTTTAAGACCTCCTACTCCAATTTCAGAAGGATCCTGAATACCCATATCATTCAGATCACCTCCTTCAGCAGCTATATTTACATCAGGTTTCCCGGTATTATTATCTGCTACTGTGTTTAACCAGTATAACAGGGCATCATCATTATAATATCTCATCTGCCTGTAGAAATTATCACCGTCCAGGTCATCCAATGCCTTTCTGAGTTCATTCCCATCTATTTTTTCTCCTGGTTTTTTCCTTAAATAATTCCTTATCTCCATTAACCTGCTGTGGATTTCACTTGGATCCTGTAAATATTCAATATCAGGCTGAGGATAAGAACTGCTTATAGCAGGGATATTAAGTACTCCGTAACTGGCGGGATCATATTTCCTGTCCGGCAATCTGCTGAACATATCTTCATGGAAATCACTATAGGCATGATTGAGTTCATGTACCCTCAACTGGTCACGGTCATAAGCATCAGGGGAAAAGACTACATAGTTCTGATCCCTGAACAGTTTGTTTCCACTAATGGAATAAGCCCCTCCATGTCTTTCCAGCATATCATCAGGCTCTTCCTGTATATATGTTCTCTGGTGTTCATTTACAAATGTTCCCCTGTTCAATGACTCAGGTATACGCCCCATCAATGCAGTTACTCTGTCCAGGGTAGCCGGATTACTGTACCAGTCCAAAAGATATTTCCTTTCCTTCTCTGCATCAGCAGGAGTAAGATCCTTTCTCTCAGCAAAGGTAACATGATTCATCCCATCTCCCAGATTTATAAGACTATTCCATGGTCCGAACCCCCCGTAATGTGCCACATATTTACTGGTATCTATTTTTTTCTTGGATTTATCAGGCATAGTTATTAAGGATTAACAATTGCACTTAAATAAGATTCTTCTCCCGGAACAGGATCCTTAGTTCCCAAAGTGTTTCCCTGTATTTTTGAATAGCTGTTCAGCAAAGCATTCAACTGGCTGAATAGAGCCATTCTCCCTGCCATATAGGCACGGCTGTTATTATCTGCCCTCCTGGCCCTGATTTCATCAAGAATACCAGAAATATTCACTCCTGTAAGGGAATTATCGAATACAGTAGGATCCAGTGCAAAGGATTCTGTCTTTCCTTTCTTGTTCCTCCCTGTGATGATCAGGTTATCATTATAATCCAGGGCCAGGATAGTGGAATCATTAAGGTATTCTTCCATGTCGGAGAATTTCTTAGGCTTACTGCCGACTTCCCTGTTCTTCGGGTCATATTCCCTAATGAGAGTAGTCTTACTGTCAGAATCTTTCAGGGCTGTCAGCCTGTCAGAAAGAGTCCTTACAAGGAATTTATTATCTGCCGGAGTATAAATATCATCAGCATATAACCTGGCTGAATTCCTTATTTCTCTGTTGATATAGTCCTCTATGACTTTAGGATCTTTTGACCCTGCCCTCTCACTCCACTTCTTAAGAGCCTTGTAATGGTCAGAATCAATGCTTCCCATAGAACCTACACGCATAGGACCTACTCCTATTATATCAGTCCCGGCAGGAATCTTATTCAGCTTGGAAGGATCCTTTACAGCTTCTTTTATAAGATCAAGCTCCTTCTTCATTCTTGATGTGCTCTCCTCAATCTCCACCTTTGCCAGAGGCCTTCTGGAAAATGGCAATTGCGGGATATAAGGTTCCTGTGGTCCTTCTAATCTCTGCTTCATATCCAGATCCCACATTCTGTTCTGTAATTGTTTCCTGTCTTCACTTCCTATAGCTGACCATAATCCTTGGCCCGCGTATCTTCTTACTTCCTCCAGAGCCTGAGGAGACCCCCAGTCCATTACACCACTTGAAACAACAGCATCTTCCATAATCTTATTCAGAATAGGGGAAGCTCCCTCAGACTGCAATAATACAGCAAGCACATCACTATCCCGGAATCCTGTGTTCCTGAGCAGTTCATAATACTGTCCTCCCAGAATGCCCTTCCACTGTGCAGGGTTTTCCCTTACCTGCCTTGTCAGATTCTTGGCAGCTGAGGATACCTGTTCCATAATATCCTTGCCACTGAGGCTCCTGTATTGTAGTGAAGGATTTGATACCAGCTCATCAAGAGAAGCCATAGACATATCCCTGTCAAATATGGCAGAAGGATTTTTCATCCTGTATTCCCTTTGTTCCTTACCCAACTCTTCCCTTCTCTTATAGGCATTTTCTATAGGTACTATCTCACTGGCATATCTGGCTCTCATATTATTAAGAGCTCTTGCAGTAGATGGGGTAAGGCCCTGTGATGCAAGCATTCCGGCTTTTTCCCTCAGATCCTGTGAATACTTCATATAGGTGTTGTATGCTACAGGATCAGTCTGTTGGTTAGCCAGCCCTTCCCATACGCTGGCTTTTGTATCCAGTTCCCCGTAAGCATTCTCTACAGCCTGGTGAGACTGTGTGGCTTGCTGTACGGGGGCCAGGAGGTCTGAATAATTAAATGGTTTGAAAGTACTTCCTATTACTACAGCCATAATGTTATATATTTAAGAACCCTCCATGAGACTTTTTCCTGGCTCTGGCCCGGGCTTGTTTCCTTACTGATTCTTTCTGATCCTCATCCAGATCATCCATTCCCTTATATCTTATCTTACCTGAACTGTCAATGGTATAGTAGTTCGCCGGATTGAAATTTACCATATTCCTGCTGAATGATTCCCTGCCTATCTCACCGAGGTTATCAAAGAATCTGGTCAGATTAGCTGATCTGGCAGCATCTGTATTATTCCTTTCAGCTTCCCTCATCTGGGCTGCTGCCATGGCTGCCTTCAACCCAAGCTCAGCATTAAAAGAGTCGGCTTTAAGCTTACCCTCTGAATTAAACTGGTTAGTACCACGGTTGAAAGCTTCGACCCTCTCCCTCTGCCCTAAATTATATTCTTCTGCCTGCCTTGCAAGCTGTCCCATGGCATTACCATAATTATAGTCAGCTGCCAGTAATCCGGCTAAAGCTGTGGATCTGTTTCCTGCTGACTGGTTCACAATAGCCCTTCTTGTAGCTCCTGCCTGTGATCCCAGCTTATTCAGATAATAATTTCTGTCAAGAGGAGTATATGCCAGATAGTTTCCTACAGGATCAAAATCTACATTCCTGACAGCCCTTTCTATCCTGTCAGCATTACTGTAATCAGGACCATTGTTCATGAATGCTCCTATAGCAGATCCTAATGCAGGAGCATACCTCAGGATACTGGAATCTATTCCCAGTGTCCAGTCTCTGTCAGGTAATCCTCCCTGTCTGCCTGACGGGGAAATGTAAGCATCTGTTTCTGTATTCATAGGCATGAGGTTGTACTCAAAATCACCATTGTTAATACCACTCTCCCGGCCCCTTACAGTCATTAGTCCGGGATCTTCACTTCTTACAGAAGACTTCTTCCTTACAGTTTTTGATACAGGAACATTTCCGGCAGTAACAGAACCTGATGTTACAGGAGAAGGTGTTACTACAGGTGAGATATCAATACTCTTCCAGCTCCTGAAAGGAATATCAGATCCTGTTACAGGAAACTCAGACGGAGAAGAAATATCAATACTCTTCCATGATCCGGAAGATACAGGAACATCATTCCTTTTCAGTACAGTAAGACTGTCGGGAGGGCCAATATTGATACTCTTCCAGCTTCCGGCAGGTGGATAATCCATAAATCCTCCTATAGCAAAGGTATTACCTGTATCAGAAGATTTAAGACCTTCCTGTAGCACCATAAGTTTTGTCATACCGTCTTTCAGTGATCTTCTCGAAATAGGATCGAAGGGATTCTCAGAAGGTTCCCTTGCTATAAACTTAGCAGCCTGTGAAAATGTCTTTCCGTCGAGGGATAAAGGTAATCCGGCTGATTTGAGCATATCCTTATCCAGATACAGCCTGTTACTGAATATATAGTCCTTATACCTGGACTCACCCTCCTCAACAAGATTAGGAGTACCTTCATTATCCATGCCCTGTGGTATTCCTCCCAGCGGGGACTCCTCATGGGTTCCTCCGGTATTAAATTCAGTAAATTCATCAGGATAGAATAAATATCCGCCATACCCATGCTTATGGGCAAAGTTCCTTGCAAAATTGGCTTTCTTCCTCATTGCCGCCGAATATCTCCCCTTGGGGGCAGATAATATCTTTCTGGCAGCTTCCTGCACTCCCATGCCCATTCTTGATGCCTGTGCCCTGAATGTACCTCTCTTAGAAGGATCTATTTTTATCCCTCCCCCGGACCTGTAAAGGTTAAGAGGACCTCCGTAAGCAGAATAATTACCCATGACATCCAGGTCCTGCTCTATATCTATCATATCTGCTCTGTTTATTAAGTCATTGACAGCAAATTGATTTGCCCTGTCAATCTGTTTATTTATACGTCTGGCTTTTCTTTTAGCCTTTCTCTTGCCGAATATATTACTTATACCACCTATTAAGGCTCCGGCAGCTGCACCTATAGCCGTTCCTATACCCGGAACAATACTTCCGACAGCTGCCCCTGCTGCTGTAGTACCAGCAATACCACCTATTCCTCCTGATTTACCACGTACATCCCTCCATGATACATGTTCCTGAGGCTCAAGTAAAGACCATTCATCAGCCAGTGCATCATATCCTGTACTTTCTGATCCTGAAAACCGATCTGAAATACCACTGTAGGTACTACTAAGATCTCCGGTATTCTGAACATTGGAAGCTATTCCTGATGCAAGTCCCGCCAATCCTCCTACAGCTCCTGATATGGCATTTGCCCCTGATCCAAGTCCTGAGAGCTGGGATGTAACAGGGCCGGGAGAGGCAGTATTCATTGGAGCAAGGGAATAGTTGAGACCTGGAGACTGAACACCTGTATATACAGGACCAGCTCCCTGAACCACTCCTCCATAAGGAAATTTATTTCCCCTCGTATTGAAGTATTCAAGAATAGGGTTCTTTCTCTTATTTCTAGCCATAAAGAAATTATTTATATGTATCTTATTACAAATGTCATATAAATACCTGAAAAACCAAATATAGGATAGTAAAAAAGTTACAGCAGACAAATAAATTACTTGCCTGCTGGTTACTTATAATGTATAATGTAAGGTAAGATCGTGTAATACAGTACTATACTCATTAGCTTTGTTCTTTGACAGTCTGATATTAAGCCATGTATTTCTTAACCTTCCGAGAGGATTATTGTCCTCCCTGGGAATATTAGCCCTCCATACCCGGTACAGCCTCTTCAATGTGGAAGGCCTGCCTTTTTCAAAGATAAGTGAAGAAGTGCCTCTCTGATATTCATTCCAGCATTCAATGGTATCAAAGGTATCTTCTGTAAGATTTCCTTCATGTGTAAAGCTGTCGGCCCTGAAATCAAGAGTGTCGAATACCTTATCATATATCATATCAGGGCAGGCAATGATGTGTGTGTAAAAGGGCTTATATGAGCCGTAGAAATGGCATGGAAGACCACTATGCTGTTTCCATAAGCCTGCATTACCGGAAGCATCTACAGAATAGAAATCCCCTGATATATTAAACATATGAGGAACACCGTTGTAACTGTAGAAGGACATGAATTGCCCTAACAGCTGGGAATAGCACAATGACCAGTCCTTGTTATTAAAGTATATATCCCCGTTAGCTTTGTCATAATGTGATGTAAACACCTCAGTAAGAGGCTTATCATACTCATCAGGCATAATATTGTTTGCGCACCATGATTTGAATCCCAAATGATCAGACAAGTCATTGAACTGCCCATTATACAGGTATATGGAAGTAGAATTATTATCCATAAAATATAGCCCCATATTAGTCTCTGTGATAGAAAACTTATTTACAGTTCCTATATGTCTGGATAAATATACTTTCCCGTCTACTTTCCCACTATTGGCTATTTCAATAGGAACCTGGTCGGAAGTACCTACCTGTACCCTGGAATTGAAAAGTACCTTAGCTATACCATTATCCTGAAATGACAGAATGTCATTATTGTAGAATTTCAAAGCCCTGACAGGTCCTAACCCTCCGTCCATGTCCAGTACAGAAGTCATACTTACGGAGGACCACGTATCTATATCCTCCCCATATGTCTTTGTCCTTGACCATGTTATGGTACTTGGAAAGTAATCTGTCTTTAACAGGTCACTGCTGAGATATGAAGGAAGAAAATAATCATCCTTCTGTGAATATACAGGGTTATACAGATTGAATATAGAAGGAGTTGTCGACATATTTACAGGTAATCCCCTGTTCCTGTCATACCTGCCGTCTATATTTACACGGGTCATACACAGGAATGAGGCTATTTCTATATTCTGGTTAAGGTCATCACTGGTAAATGGATATGTTCTCAGATGATCATATCTCTGTACGAATGTATCCCCTCTTGTATACTCTACATTCACGCTGCCCTCGCCATCCATATATACTGTAGGACCAGCTGTCAGCCATCTGTTAGCCTGAAGAGCAGCCTCATCATACCCTCCGAAATCAGGAGTTCCCGGTCTGTATAATTCTGCCATTACCACTGATACAGATGAGGTATCAGGTACTATTTCCTTGAGGGAAATATTGTTTACCCATCCATCAGTTTCATCAGGACTTAAAGACTCCATATTGCCAGTACTGTAAAACTTTTCTCCCTTATTCCATGACGGCAATACTACCTGCATATCTTTCTGCAATGAGGAAGATAAAGACCCTGTAATACCTAATGTAACTACTATATGAGGAGATGTTTTATAAGTCATCCTGATGCCATCCGTAATCTTTACATGCTGAAGTGAATCATCGGACCTGTTCTGATAGGAATCAGAAGGAACCTTGGAGGATCCTATAATACGCCTTTCAAAGCTATGGAAATCATCATCTACTATAGGCCCGTGGCCTGCTGAGTCAGAGGAATAGTTCAATCCGGTCCTTACTACATAGGTAAGAAAATATCCGGGAACTTTATAATTTGAATCATTATCCCACTCAAATCCATATTCTCCCATTACATACGGATGATATGGAGGAGGAGGAACCATGGTATCTATATTACCATAATAAGTGATTATATCCCCTGTTTCCCTGGATAGCCTTACAGCTGTTACCTCATTGCTGTTAAACAGCTTTATATCAGAGGTTCTCAGGTTTCTTAAAGGAGCCTCCATATAAGTTACCTTATTGGAGTAGAATAATTGTGTAAATATCTTCTTATTCAGTATCCCGAATCCCTGGGAGTCATTATCAAGCCCCTTACTATTATTCAATGACCCGGCTCTGTGCCACATGTATAAGGGAAATAGAGCGTCATCATCTTCAAAAGCACTTGAATTGGTACCTACAGAAAACTTATCCACATACATAGGCCAGTTTACAAATGGGGTGGCTATGCCATTCAGGTATGAAGATTCCTTTGGAGGAACCTTCCTGAATCCTCCTGTAGGCCTATAGGCAGCTTTACTGAGGGTAATAATATAATCAGGAACAGCAGCTGTAAAGGTTGCTATACCTACTACCCTGAGCTGTGTATTCGACAAATCTAGTGCCTGTACCCTGTCATCAAATGTAATGTCAGGAGATTCCAGAGTAAGAATAGTATTGTCTATAAAATATTTGTTGGTATTCAGATTCCTAAGATTATCCGCCTTATCTTTATTCACAATAGGCTCTACGTACCATATATCAGACTGTATCTCTCCGAGGCAGCCTACATTACCGTGAGTGTCAGCAGACGGATAAATTATATCATATGGAAGAGGATCATTTTTCAGGAACCTCATCTTCCATCCTGCCTGTGCATACGGAGATCCTCCGCTTATTCTGTTTCCCAGATTAAATACCGTGGGCTGAAGAATCCCCTGACATACTACCCTTCTTGTATTCTGGTCAGGAAATACCACCACCCCCTGGGCCCTTACGTATCCCAGTGCACGCAGTTCCTTCTGTACATTTACCGGAATTGTAATATACGGCATCTTACATGAGATGCTGACAATACCACCGGATGAGGTGATTTCAGGCCTGTAATTCATATACCAGTCCCTGATATATACTATCTCCGAAAATCTTCCTGATTCATGCTGGAATCTTACACCAATCCTATAGTATTCGGATCCCATGAATGTGGTTATATCATCCAGGGACCAGGAGAGGGATAATTTATAGGCATATCCTGTGGCAGACCCATCATCCTGAACAGGAAGTTCCTTGTCCTTGTAAGACATCTGGAATCCACGGGAAGCAAATTTTATACTGTCAGGAATAACAGAAGTATTCAGTTTCAGGTTACCAAGGAACAGAGTATTGTCCTTATATGTAATAGCTCCGGCTATGATATCTTCACCCCCTACATATAACAGCTCTGTAGGGTCTATGGAAACTCCTGTGTTGGTGTCTGTGACAGACACTCCGTCAGAATCAGCAGATACTATGAATTTTGTCCCTGATGCCTGTCCTGTGATAGTCAGAATGCTGTTATGATTGTCAGTCTTCAGGAATAACAGCTCATCACTGCCTACTCTTACAGAATCTACCTGTCCTGTTTCAGCAGAATACAGTGACCTGTAAAAGGTTATATACTCTCCGGCACGTACATTGAAATAAGACGGTCCTAATGGAAGAGAAGTCTGATCTCCTCCCATTTCCTTATATGAAAAGGATCCTGTAGGTGAAGTAAACTGTATAGATTCAACTTCTATTCCTTTAGACAAATCAGAATAGTTGGTAATATCAATATCTCCTACAATCTTAACCACAGGAGTACCTTCTTCACTTGTTCTCAGAATACTATATACACGTATATGATCAAAATTCGTGTCTATATTTTTTATATTTATTCTGAAAGAAGTACCGTAACTCTCCTCAGGAGAAAGGCCCCTGTTATCACCGCTTATATAAAACAACGGGGATGTGTAAAATATATTGGACTGTTGTCCGTACTTATTGAAATAAGTAGCTGCATACTGTACCACACCGGATGGAAATATTCCTGTACCCACAGATTTTGTAACACTGCATTCCTCCTTTAACTGTAAAGGCAGTACAGAATCAAATGAAATGTCCGACCATAATGCCCTGTGCTCCTCATCTGCTACTATATTTACAGATCTGAGCTGGTGAATACCATCTATCCAGTAAACTTTCTGTATATTCTCTGTTTCTACAATACCAAGACATTCAATAGGATGTGATCTGTCAAATCCAAGATCACCACTATACAAAAGCAGGCTTTCAAAAGATTCTGAATCGCTGACATTCAATCTGTAAATACGGCTTACATTTCCTGATACAGTGAAGAGTACGAGGTATTTTCCCAGAACACATCTTCCTATACACTCTCCTTCAATACTATCCCCGGATATGCTGACTCTCGTATTACCCTTTTCATTTGTAACAGAAAGAAGTGTATTACTGTTCAGAACGGTAATACGGAGATTCATATTCTCATAAGCCAGCTCAGGACTGAATTTAGACAGTGACAAGTCCCTGTTCATCCCTTTTATTATAAATTCCTGTGACTTCCTCATAATCAATGTATTTTTATAACTTCCCCATCAGCCGTCCTCCTGAAACCATTCTGGAACTCATGGGTCTTCATTACAAGAGTATTAAGGGAGTTTAGCAGTCTTTCTGCCTTGCCAAGGGAATTCATCTTCATAGATGTCTGATATTTACCTACATACCATGCATACTCCTGCTCAGCACGGTTCAGTGACTGTACAGGCAGTTTTCCAAGATCTGCCATAATTGAGAATACCCTTACCTTCACATACCATTCCATAGCCATAAGGAAATTCTGATTGTCAGGGATAAGTGGAATACCATCACTATCTACAGGGATGGCCTTATATGATAATGTTACCTTTCCCTTCTCAAAAGAGAAATAAATCAGGTTTCCCTGAATCCTGTACGAGTTACCCAGAAAACTACTCTTTGATGGATGCTCATGAAGCTTATGCCTCTTAGGATCTGTGAAATAACTGTCCGAAGACTCTACCATAGACAATCCCTTTTCAGGCATTACCTGTATGATACTTTCAAAATCACATGGTAATTCAGCTACATAATCCTTTACCTCAAGTTCTGCTATTTTATTCTCATAGCTCTCCGGGACCCCTGTGATTCCTATGAATTCAATGACATAACTCAATATAGTCTCCTCAGGAACATCTGCTATCAGTGGATGCCTCCTGAGCCTGTCTATGAGGGTGTATATGCTTGTGTTCTTCTCCGCCATGTCTTATCTAGTTTTATATATCTTTTTCCTTCATTATATACCAGATGATATATTCTTATGAACAGATCCTGTGACAGATGGAATACTGTATAATCAGAATATGGATATCTCCCCGGCCTCCATGCCACTCCCAGACGTATGGCATTCTCATCCCTTACCACTATCCCGTCATCAGCAGCCGAAGGGTCTTCCTTCCATAACTTCTTGGTTTTAACCCAACTTACATAAGGCAGTATAAGATCTCCCCTCTTCGAATAATGAGGAATAATCCTGTCTCCCGTATGTATACACAAGGTACCAAGATCATTAGGTAATATCAGATATCCTGTCTCACACAACTCCTCTACCATCTTATCTATAAGAAATGACAATATCCTCCTGTATACAGTCTCTGAAAGCCTGTAAAATACCCTGTTCTTCCTCTTAAAAGCTTCCTTCCTGTATGTAAGATACATGTCCTCAGCTCCTATACAATAATTAGGAACATCTGATCTCAGCTTAGTCCACTGTCTCATTTCTTACTTTCATATTTACTTCCGACAAGTCATCGGAAGCATTATTCATTTTATCCTCAGGATTATACACCCCTTTAGCCAACTCATTGACACACAGGCTTATTACCTGAGGAACAAGGTCTTCCTGTAATCTCAGATCCCTATCCATAATATCACATGGTTCAGGGTTACACCCACACTCATCGGCACCACAGCTGAATCTTGCTGCTTCTATAGGATTCTCAAATACAGATGAGAACTTCACAGATGACAGGTACCTGAACTGCGGATTGGATGATTTTATATACAGATAATGATCCCTGGATAATGTCGCATACAGGTATCTTGATGTCCATTTGTTATTCCCTACATACTTGAATCTTCCCTCATTGACAAAAGCTATCTCCTTCTCTACCATAAGGTCCGGTACTACCTTGGTAAGGCTGTATATGCCGGACAGGTCCAGGAGATGGGGTATTGTATCAAGGCTGCGGAGATAAGTACCACTCCCGCAAACATCACCACCGAATGTACCCAGTGTAAGACACAGAGTATTAAAATTAGACAATGGAATTGTCCTTCGAAGATCAGAATACCTCTGCTTGAGAAGAAGAGCTCTGTATTTATTTATCAGGAAGATAACATGATCCTGTGTATAGTAGGCATCATCACTTTCCAGCTTCAGTTCATCAAGAACCATATATACTATTTCCCTGTATGTAGACATATCTATACATTTTGAATATAAATCTTTATAACAACAGAATTATCCTGTTTTCCGGCATCATAGAATCCTGATAAGTCAAGATCCCATTCTATTACCTTTCCAGGCTCATAGGCTCCCTTAAAACCTTCCAGAGGCTCTGTAACAGTATTATCCTGTGCAATATAACATCCTGTTATTCTGAATCCTGTGATTCCCTGATTTTCAATACTAAGCTTTAATGTATCTGAAAAATCATAATATCCAAGGATAATATTTTCGGCATTATTAAATCCTGAAACAGCCAGTGAAGAATTCCCGATTCCTATTTTCACATCACAGGATATAGCATCTCCTGTATCCTTGTCTGTCTTTACCACCGTAACCATAATACATCCACTCTCCTGGCCCCTTTCCATTACCCTCATAAGAGAGATGCCGGAAGTACCTGAAACCCCATACAGTACTCCATTTTTTACAATAGCAGCATCAGACAGGGAATATAAAGTCCCTGACTTTACTATCTTTCCGTCCTGAAATGGATACAGGGATGATTTTGTTATCTTTATCTCTGACTGTGTAGGCATAAATACTATATTAACAATGGCATAAATACAGACGCAGCAAGTATAGTAACACTAGATCCTATAGGCCGTATAGATATAGTAGCCCCACTCACACTAATCTGAATAGACGGAGAATCACTTGGATTACTGGTTACTCTGACAGGAGTAGCTATACAATACTTCAGAGTAGACGCCAGGTTCTTATTAGTGAATTCGGGAGTCACTATAAGATTAATTGATAATTCTGAATTGGTACCTCCAGTACCTATGCGTTCTATATACTTAGGATTAAATTTATAATCATTTGATATTAATCCTGAGTTAGAAGCTGATAAATAAGCTACAAACAGATATGAGGGATCTACAGTAACCTCCCCTCCACCTCCTCCCCCTGATCCCGGTACAATATACACAGTACCGTCCTGTACTCCTGATACACTATCAGGAAATGAATCTACTACATTAACTCCAGGAAGGGTTACAGCAGGAGGTATAGCAGGCTTACCCTCAAGATCATTATACTGTCCTGAAGTAGCTACAGTAGCGAGATTAGGCTTATTAAGGATCTGTGCTACTCCTGACGTAGCATTCCAGTCCGCATTAACCTGATCAGGAATCTCAGGAGCAGAAGGCTTATCTGTAAGATCATTGTAACTACCTGAGGTAGCCACAGGGGCCAGGTTCGGCTTATTCTTTATAAAAGCATCTGAATCAGCAGCACTCTCATTCCAGTCAGACTGTACATTTACCTGAGCTCCTTCTTCTATCCCTTCAAGCTTGGTGAATCCCTCGGCTGTTATTAATCCGGGATATTGTTCAGAAGCTATAGGCAGGTCAAGTACACTTGTCTGGACAGTCCCGGTACTAAGATTCCTGAGATTTACCGTAAATCTGGCCCCCTCAAGCAAAACAGAGGTTACTACATAGTTATCAAGATTTGCAAGAGAAGATTCAAGGACAGATACTCTGTTCTGAAGTTCAGATATATCCTGTGACAGAGTACCTGATCCTCCGGTAAGCTCTGCTATGTCAGCCCTGATATCATCTAAAGCATCGTGTATATTCCTGTCCTCATCTTCAAGATTTTCTATTCGTCCGGAGTGGTCCTGGAGAGTGGTATTAATATTGGAGATTCTGGTATCTACAGAATTAGACAATTCTGTTATCCTTGTGGAAAGATTATTTATCTGGGTCTGCAGATTAGTGGTCAGGGACATTATATTGTCTATCCTGTTATTTATACCAGCTACTATATCACCCCAGTTTCCTATACTTGTGTCAGTAGCAGCGAGAGCATCCCATAACAGGTTAATACTGTTCAGATTGTCAGCTATGTTAATCCTGTTGGTGTCTATCTCCTTACTGTTATTCTGTATCAGTAACAGCTGCTCATGGAATTTGGCCGGAATCTCAATATCCATCCTGTATTCCAGAGTAGATACCCTGACAGTAAGGCCTGACAGATCACTGACTGCCTTATCAACAATCTCTTTCAGATCACTGAGATCCTTAATAACCTTCTGGTCAGATTCGTCATTTTTCTTGAGGAGACCAAGAAGATATTCAAGTATACAGCCTATCCTGCATAGCACAGAAGCTGTACAGGATTGTGTTTTCTTTATCTGATCTATAACCTTTAATACTGAGATTACATCCATGGTTCATTAATTAAAGCTATTACAAAGATAAATTTTTATGTCACAATATATTCATTTCCTTCGAACACATAGGTATAGGATTCATATGAATACGAATCTACAGGAGTCTTAACACCTGCATCCTGGGTATACTGCATTACTTTTATAGTATGTCCGTTCATATCATCAGACAGACGTATTGAATCTTCAAAGGTGTCACTTGGGCTGGTCATAACTGCTTGCCCAACCCAATTATATCCACTACTGGTTATATCTATAATGGCTATATTGACAGGAGTCTCGATCATCCTGTCAAACCGGATATTATATGTCAGGAGATCCTCTGATCTTGAAAATGACACTTTACCTGTATTCGTAAGCAAAGTCTCAGGAGATTCAAGGACTGTAACCAACTCTACATTCATGTAGTATCTGTTTACTCCATCAGAATAATTGCTGTCCTGACCATTAAATCGTATGTAATATTGCGTGTTCCTGGGAATAAGACTCAGATTTATTCTCATACTCCGGGAAGGATCACTTTCCTCAGGATCAGGCATAGTCCCCTCAGCAATAAGAGTTCCAGGTTTATCTGTACTGTACAAACCTATAGTAAATGGAGTAAGGACAGAAGCCGTGGACCTGAACAGGAGCACTCCATCATCATAAAGGATCTCCCTGTATATCATAACAGGGATAAGATCTACTGTAAGTACCTGTTCAGGATTAATCAGATAATACCTGTATATGTGGTCAGTGAATACACCTACTATCTCAGGATCCCCAATACCTACTATTGAAGCTCTGATGGTATGCCCGTTCCTGCCTGAAGAATGATTAGACAGAGTACTTATATTTTGCTGACCTGCTTCAGCGACCAGACTATACAGATACTCCTCATCATTAGTCATATCATAAAGCTGCATGACAATTCTGGAAGCAATAGGATACTGGAATCTTACTTCAAATCCTATCTCTCCATTAGCTGCCCATATCCTGACTGTTCCAGGATTATCCATGATAGATGCATAAGGTACATAGTAATCATTACCATGGCATACACCGAACTTCTCCATTTGCATAGGAACATATGAATTCCCATCAGCTACCTTATTGTCTATCAATGAATGGTAACTGGTTCCGTCAGAAACTGATATGTCTTTACACTTTATAATCATTCGGTGTCTGTTTTAATCCATATAATACCTTCTGATTTCTCCTCAGGTTCATCAGGGGATTTAATAACTTTTACCCCCCCCCTATAGTACCGTCTTCTATCTGGTTCAAAATATTCTCAACCTTGGAATTGAGAGTATTGTAGTTCTCTGTCAGGTTAGTAATATCATTTCTGATACCAGGGATAATAACATCAAGGATGTTTCTTATCATCTGATAGAGTTCTTCATCTCTCTGTTCAAGGCTATCCAGCTTGTTGTATATCTGGGTAATCTTGTTTTCCAGATCCTTTAGCTTATCCTTAAGGGCTTCATCCAGCATTCCGTCCAGAAGTTCCTCAATAAGCTTTTTAAGCTCTTCCAGCTCATTTATATCCGTATCCTGACACCTGCTGTTATGTTTGTCGAAGGTGTGATCAAATTCAGTATTGAACAGGCCGGAATTATTACAGTTACATCCCATATCCTTGTATTAAATATTTTGTAATTCTGTGTTTATACGTCTCCAGAAATTCTCATCTTCTGTTACTCTTTCTATACTGTCCTGCGTAATCCTGGGATCAATATCCCTTCCGGTACATTCCCCTCCTGTTCCAGGGAATGGCAGGAAACATGACTTCCCTATCATACACATCATGATATTATATATCCTTTTTCTGTTACACTCATCAGTCCAGCACAACATCTCATTAAGGGCACACAGAGCTATAAGCTTCCTTACTTCACTGTAAGGAGCAGAACCCTTCACTGACAGACTTTTATAGTAAGCCAGTATCCCTCTCAATATTATTATTGAAACCTGATTATCCATTACATCCGCATGGTTTTGAGATTAACAGATTATCTCCGCAATCACTCTTTTCTACATTGAACATTCCCCACAGATAATTAGCATAGGCATAATTACATGTGGTAAGAGCAAGCTTCACTCCTGTCATTCTAAGATATGAATCTGTGAATTCCATCGGAATGTCACATTTCTTCTCCATCTCCGGAAGAAACCTCAGCAATCTCTTATAGAAGGACTCAAAATCAGCCACCACTTTCAGAGTAGTATTATCATCTGCCCCGCATGGTGTGTCAGAGCCTGGTACTCCACGTGCTATAGCATATATGTACAGGATTTTTCTGTATATACCCCCGGCTATCATAGAAGCAGGAATATCTATATGGTAGAATTTCAGATCCTCCTTTACTGTTGCTGTATATACCGGATTCTCGCCAGGGCCTTGAGGTGAGAAAGTGTTATTATTGTCGATGATAATCTTGTCTATAAAAACATCTTTATAGTAGGAATCACCCTTTATCTTTACACTTATTCTCAGGGTCCCTGTATCCTTACACAGATAGGCACTTATTATATCTATCATGGCAGTATTAATATTTTAGTTGTGGTAAATATACGAAAAAAAGGGATACTATGAGTATCCCTTTTATTAAACCAGTTATAGACTGTTACTTATCCTGGTTAGCAGGTACCTCCTCAACTGTAGATTCTGCCTCTTTTGACCTTGCAGCCATTCTCTGTGCAGGAGCAACAAGAGCTTTCACAGTAGTTTCACCTGTAGCAGTGTTGATGGCAGTGATTAAAGAATTTGCCAGTACGATCTTGGCAGCAGCAGTATCACCTTCTGCCGGAACTACAAAGGTAATATCCTTTTCAGAAGCCTGATTGTCCACACCTTCTCCCTGGAAGAAATGGTGCATATCCACTACATTGTATTCTTTTGACGGATCTACCAGATATTGGGTATGGATAACATACGGCCATCTCATGTTACGGTAGAAATCACCTCTTTCACCCATGCAGAAGTATTCCAGATCAGCCATTTTATGACCATCATTTACAAAGGTGTCAGATGCTACCTTCTTCACAATTCCCCAGTGAGAAGACTCTCCATCTTCTGCTGTCACAATAGCAGTGTCGATCTGTGCATAAATAGGATCTGAAGACCTTGTTCCCAGTACCCACGGCTGTTCTACTTCCTGGATAATAATCTTGGTAGGAGTAGAATCATTGTCCAGCTTAAAGGTGAAATATTCGATCTCACTGTTTTTAAAGGCCTGTTTCAGACTGGCTAGCATAGCCTTATAGAAATCGGAGGTAGACATGCCTGTGGTAGCATATACATACCCGTATTTGTTGATGTAGCTTTCAGGAGTCATTGCCCCGTATTCACGGAGAGTAAACCTCAGGATATATTCCTGCTTCCCGATTACATCACCATCATTCAACTGGTCATTCAGGGATACCTCCCATTTTTGCAATCCCCTGCGGAGATCTGCATATGTAGATCCTTTAGACCATCTGATATTCTTTACTTTGATCAGGTCAGTACGGGTAATCCCTCCTGCACCCAGATATACTCCGAAGATTTCCCCTTCCGGAGTAGATTTGAACTGAATAGTACCTACCTTGGCATTCTGAGCAGTAGGATCACCTACAGCATTCACCACATATAGGTTACGGTTCTGGTTGGTAGAAAAAGTTGCCATAATATAACTTCTTTATTGTTTTTGAAATTTGTAAGCTTCTGAGGCTATCCTGACAGCCCTTTCAAGGATAACCCTGTGTATCAGCGGATGTAGTTTACACTCTGTTTCCTCCGACACACCATCAACAGAACATCCCAGGCTGTCAAGATTTACCAGAACAATAGGAGAAGGCTGTACCAGATACCTGATCAGGTAAGAATGGACAGGATATTTGGACAGAAGCTCATTGATATTGTTTCCAAGGCTCAGCCTTAGTACCCTCCTGTTACTCATCCCCCTGAAAGGATTTTCCATTATCCTTCCCACCTTATCATGGGTGGTAGGGATAACATCCACATAGGAACCATATCCGCACATAGCATCTTCAGTAAACTTTACTGATTCTTTCACTATATACCATACATCCTGCGGGATCTTGTACAGATATGAAGAAGATCCTATAGTTTCTACCATGTCGGAAATATACTCAGGATTATATTCTTCTGTCAGTACTTCTGTCCTTACAAGGGAACTGAGGCTTCTTGTCACCTCCTCACTTCTCTCAAATGAATCCCTGAATGCATTCTTCCCCGAATAATACTCTTTTACTACCACCTCCTGGCCCTCTGTCAGAAACAATGATATCTCATATTCATTGAGGGGAGGAGCCTGGTTGCTCATAGCATTATTGTATAACAGATTGAATTCATTCAGAAATTCAGTATTGTTCATAGCATTATCTGTTTAATTTGGCCTCGATAGAAAACTTGATCTCCTGATGCCTCGGAGCATTCAGGAACTTGGCAGCATTGCTGAGGATAGGCTCCTGCCCTTCCTCACAGAGAGGAGAATTATCACTGGCGAGATAATAATACTCCCCGGATCTTGAAATAATTCTCTCTTTTACAGCATCATAGATGAGTATTTTGGTATTCATATACGGATCTTCCACTATGCTGAGAAACAGGTTGGGATTCATTTGCATCAGAGATTCAGCCACAGGGAGAAGCTCATTAGGCTCTCCTGAGATCTTACGGCCGTCCATTACCCTGATAGCATATGCAAGCTTAGACTTATCATCTCTGATAGCTCCAAGAGCCATATATGCCCTCATATTGACGTTGGTAGAAGTATAATTCTTCTTGATCTCTTCATTTTCCTGTACGATGACATACATGTATGATGCTTTGAAATACTGATCCAGATCTTCCAGTGAAGGACAGATCGTATCCTTATTTGCAAGCAACACCTTGTAGTCAATATACTGGCTCGGAACTGAAAGATCAAGGATATTATCCTCCTTATGAAGGATAACCTCATAGTTTTCCCAGAAATTGTCCTGCTTTTTATAGACAGACAATGCATTAGGATCCAGTCCCATAGCTTCTTCAAGGAAAGCTTTTTCGGAATTAGTAAGGACATTTACCAGCTGACCTTTCCGGTCCATAGGGACCGTAAAAACCCTTTTTGATGTAGGGGCCATATTTCCGGCATATTCATGCTTTGGATTAGTAAACATCCCTGATTCCTTAGGAATGAGGCGTACAAATACCCTCTTATTGGTAAGGCATGAGATGACAGGTTCTTCCTTTGCTGAACCTCCTTCCCTCCGGGGCCCGGAGGGTCTGATTTCATTACCTTTCTGAGTCTGCGGTGCAGAAACAGAATCAGTTGAAGGAATGTCCATTGCTATAGGAAGATCATCATCTGTTACTATACGTGATGCCATATCAGTTGTACTCTCTTCTGCCATTGTTGTATTTTCTGTAGGTTTATTCTTTGTGTTTGCCATATTTAAGTTCTCCTTTTAAGAAACAGGGAGATATACTCCCTGTATGTTATGATAAAATGTCCGGAATCAGTGACATTGTCCTGGTAGCATCGAGGATGAATACTCCTCCGGTCCACATCCTGTGGATAACAGCAGCATCTTCACTGAAAGACATGTTCGGGTTGAATTTTGCTCCTGTATAAGGATTCCTCATACCCCATTCATATCCGCGGTATTCAGTGTCACCATCAATAGTAGCCAACTGAATATTCGGCTGATCCATATCACCGATGTACAGGATATCATACCTGTATGATTCCACAACACCACCATCCGGATGCATTAATTTGTTTCTCACCGGATCATCATACAGGGGGTCAATCTCAACCTTTACAACAACATTGTTCGGAGCCCTGTACTCAGTAAACTGGTATCCGGCCGACAATGAATTGGCATTCAGTTCAGAAGTAACCCTTTTTACCATACCCAGCTGGTCAGCATTGATGATAAATGCTCCCCATCTCCTTTCAACATCATTGACTACAGCATTGTGGAACTGGATAGCTCCCCACTCACCAGTCTTCAATACGAAGATCCGGTTCTTCATTTTTAATTTTCCGGCAGACAGTTCAAGCAGAGCTTTTTCAACCAGTTTCAGGGAGAATCTGGTATAATAGATAGTATTACCTACCTCCATTTGTTCCCTAAGACCAGCACCCATACGGATAACCTCACCTGATTTGCCGAAGTTCATATACTCTCCGTTGGCATTCCTGTTCGACCGACCGAACATAATCAGGTTGTTCTTCTCTTCACTGAACTGTACTTCGAGCTGATATTCTACGTGGTGCATCCACATATTTGCAACTTTGACATTCCCATTCTGATCTTCATAGGGAATACCGACAGCCACTTTCTTATTCAGCATATTTCCCGGTACCTTATGCTGGATACGAATGGTAGACCATTCATTCCTCATAGCGATAGGAGATGAGAACCTGATGTCACCTACCTTACGGGACAGGCCTTTTTCAACCGGAGAATACTCTACAGAGAACCTCTTGCCAGCAGCAAGCTCCTCAGCAGGCATACCTTTGGTATTACCTCCCATAAGCTCTACTTTATACACTGCACGGGTTCCTTCCATACGGGGTTCTCCCAGGATACGGAGCATATAAAGCTCATTTTTCTCTCCTACGATCACATTCCCGTCTGCCCACCAATCCTCAGCAAATACTACATAGAAAGGAGCAGTTCCGGCACCTGCCATACCAGCAGTAATAACAGTACCATCCAGGTCACGGGCTTCAATGATAGGAATATTCCTCCTTGAAGAGCCGATAATATTCCAGTAATATTCAGAGTCATCCTGGAAACTCTTTTTAGGGAACCTTCTCAGGTAAGTATCCAAGGTAGGACCGTAATTGTTTGCTAACAGTCTAACCCATAAATTAGTAGCCCTTTGCGGCTCAAGATTGTAAATCATGCCCAGATGATTGTCCTTGGTCAGCATTTTGTTACCCTATCGGCTTTTTATCCGATAGCTCTGGAGGTCTCCCTCATTGGTTATCGACCAGTCATTTCTGGTCCAGTTCAGCGTACCTTTTCACCTACTTGAGGTGCCGCACACTCTTGGAGAAATTATATTCTACGTGGTTATATATGCAAGCTTTTCTGAAAGTAGAATAAGGAACTCCTATAGACTTAGCTGCCTTCCTGATAGATGCATAAGACCTTATAGCATCAATCAGAACATCCTTGCTTATCTTATCAAACCTAGAAGCAGAATCATGTCTGTCTCTTATTTTAACCCCGGCATTTTTTAATGTAGAGTTAATAATATAAACAGATACTCCGAACTTCTTAGCGATCTTATTTGTTGAAAATTGCTGATCTTCATACAGGAAAATCAAGGTTTGAATATCAAGTTCTTTTCTCTTAAATCTAGGAGTTAACCCTCCTATACTTACATTGTAACCTTTAGACTTGTCTACAGAATCATATAAATCTATATAGTACATCTCTCTACTGTCTATATCTTCGATATTGCATATTTCGAGACATTCTATATAGAATTTATCAACACCGTATTTCCTCATAGCCTTATTAATCAGTTGGTCTCCAGTATTGGCATGCCTCAGATGTTCTTTCCATCTGATGTCTATGCTAACCTTCGTCTGACCAATATAGACTTTGGTGTTTACAGTGTTTTTGATAATGTAGATAAATCCTTTCATAGTTTCATTCTCTACGCGTTACGGTGACTAAAGTCTTTTAAAACTCTAATTTACCTCGGGATTATCATTCCTGAATTCCCCGATTTTGCGCGGTGTTTACCTTTAAATTACTTTAAAGGGGGGCCCAACTTAACCCTTCCAGCCCTGAACATTGACCATCTGGTACTTTGCTAATTGCATTGCCATATTAATCTATTTTTAATAAAACACTTGGTCTACTTCCTTAGCCAGTCTGAATGAAGATTCAGCTCCTGAGAAAGGACTCAGATCCAATGTCCCATCCTGTGTTACCTGTACCCCTGACAACTTTGTCTCTATCTCTTTCAGACCTTTCTTTGTCTCAGCAGATACTTTCTTGTCTATAACACCGTCAAGTGACTGGAATCCATTGGTAATGGCATAAAGGATTCCGATCTTATGCCTGAATTCCTCAGGATGATCCATCTGGTACTTCTGAACCTCCGTGTAATAATTACCTGTTTCCTTATCCTGGTAAACAGGCTTTGTCACAGCATCATAAGCTTTCTGTCTTACCTTATTACCTACCTTTAACCCTTTGATAGGTTCCTCAGTGGATAACATGGTCTTTTTCAAGGCTTCAACAGATTCCTTATAGGCCAGCTCAGCAGATTTCCTCTCCTCCTCCTGTTCCTTGATGATAGAGTCATAATTACCCTGATAGTACTTGATATTAGATTTCAATGCTTCCTTAGCATCCTCAACATCAGTGCCATTGGTAAATGACATCTCTGTCATCCTGATAGCCTTCTCACGTGATGCACCATTGTTGATATAGTCCTGATATATGATTCTTTTTCTGAGAGTATCACCGTCATCCCCTTCTTTTGAGATTTGTTCTTCAGTAATACCATTCAGGAACTTCAGTGAGCTTTCATACCTTTGGATCTCCTCAGGTTCCACTCCTGCATTCAGGGCATTCTGTATCCTTTTTTGCTCATCACTGAGTCTGGCTTCAATCTGCTTTTCAAAGTACCTGGCAAAATCTTCTACAGACTTTATATTTTCTGGTTTTTCATTTTCAAGATCCAGGAAAATACCTTCTTCTTGTAACCCGGAGGCTATGGAAGAATAAACCGTCGGAGAACTACCTGCTGGATCACCAGAATTGGTATTTTCCTTCTCCTGTTTATCTTGTTCCCCATCTACTTCCTCCGGGTCGCCGAATAGTTCTGATGATTCTACAGGGCCACTCTCAACGGGTGTTTTAATTTCTTCTGTTTCTTTTTTTTCCTCCTCCCGGCCCCCTGTCTTCTCTTCACTGACAGGATCCTGAGTCTCGTCAGGTCCGGGAGAGGATGATTGTCCGAACAGATCTTCTGAATCGACAATCATACTACTTACATTACTAATGTCAAAATCCATATTGTTCTCCTATTTATATAATATATACAAATATATGGGCAGATCAGTTACCTGCCAATTACTTAACTGGCAGGATATATAAGGTATAATTACAGGTGTTATCTGCATGGATAAAGAAAAAGGGACAGTTTCCTGTCCCCGGACCTGTCAGTCCTTGAAATGGTCCCACACTTTACATTCCGGGCAATCATCATCCCGGAACCAGAAGTTGACAGCTGACTCTATAATCTTATGGTCGGAATTATTTCCGAACCATGACTTGAACAGGACTGCATAATCATGATACTGGGAATTAATAGCCACATATACATCAGCCAGAGTGTACTTGTCAGGAATAATGGATTTATACATTTCCTTTACCTCCCTGGCCTTATTCATATCGAATTTCTCTCCTACATACTTTTTGTTACCCTCGATGTGGAACATCTTAGACACTTCATGGCGTCCGTATGACTCATTGAAATGGCCACCACTAAGCCCCTCATGGAGCTTTTTCATCATATCCTTGAACTCTGATTTCTCCTCTTCATCCATGTGGTTGAAATGGTATTGTATCCTGTCGAAGAATTGTCTGACAGAACCACCATGACCTCCGTACTCTTCTGCCATATCAATAAAGGAGACAGGAGTTTCCATGGTATGGTGAGTACTTTTTCTGTGATATCCTTCAGAAGGATACCCGTGGGTTTTTCTGTAAAGATCCTCGGCATATCTCCTTTCTTCCTCAGGAGACATATGCCTGTCACTGTATTGATATGCAGATCTTTCATCATCTAAATATATTTCTTTCATGATACGTTTATTTTATCTGTTAGTACTCCTATCAGTTCATCCAGATCTCCCTGATTAAACACTATCTCTTTATCTACAAGTGGAAGAGAAAACCTTATATTCCCTCCTCCTATACCTACGTTGCCTATTACAGGAAGATCCAGATTGAATGGCTTGATGTTGGACACACTCTTTACCATTTCTCCAAGGGTACCTTCTACATCAAAGGTTCCGTCATCTTCGGCAAAATCATCCATAAAACTGCCGAATTTAGCCAGTTTCCTCTTCAATCCTTTTACAATCAAGGGCCTGACGAATCCTATCATAGGATTATCATTAGCCAGTATATCTATCTTTCCGGACAGATATGTATATATCCTCTCAAGTAGTGCCTGCTTAGTAATCATCCCAGTTGTGATTTAATAAATTCTTCATAGGTAACCTCAGGATGGGATTTACTGAATTCCCGGAATTTTCTGAATAATTCCATTTCCTTATTGGTATCATCTACTATCTTGCTTTTCAGCTTTCTTACAATTCTCAGCTGTGAAGACAACAGCTCATGTCCTTCCTGGCTTTGTTCTATCCTTCCCTTCACAAGATTCAGCAGTTCGGTTTGTACCATAGACTGTAGAATATTGTAATTGGTGGCATAGTCCTCATCATTGAACAATCTTGACTTCTGCTCATCAGTCATAGGACTGATTTCAGAATCTATCTCGTCCCATAATAATCTCTGCTTTACCTGTTGCTGAGGAGGGGCCTGGAGAGTGGATTGTGGTATCTGTTGTCTGGCAGCTTCATATCTTTGTGCAAGATCCTTGAGAGCACTGATCTGAGCATCCAGTGACGAAGTGTTGAGAAGAGGATCTCCTCCGAGAAATATGTTATTTGTAGGTTGTGGGATCATATCTTTTAATGTTTAAGTGTTAAATCAGGGGACCCGGAGTCCCCTGTTTTGTTTTGTCTGTTATTCTGCTGACGGGGCAGGGGTAGTGGTAGTCTGTCTCTGGCAGCAGCAGGGATTATTGGAAGGCAATCCTGTAACTGTAGGTTCAGTAGGCAAACAGTTGATCCCCTTAATGTTACGGCAGTCAAGCCTATAAATCAGGTTGATAATCCTTTCATCTTCAAAGGCTCCCAGTGTTTTAACATTGTTGATTTCGCATTGCAGGAGCTTATCCTGATAAGGACGTACTGCATCGGTTACAGCAACATGGGCCCGGAGATCTGAGATCTGTTTAGCCAGATCATCATACTGGTCACGGGAATTCTTATACAGATTGAATGCAATATCAGTCTGTTTACTGTTGAGGATATCAAATCCGTCACGGGTGGATTTGTACAATCCGAAGTCAGCATCTATCTGTGATTTGTAAAGGCTGAAAAACTCTGAATCCAGTGTCTGCCTGTCCTGGAACCTTTGATTTTGCTGTACCAGGGCCCAGTCATATAATCCTTTCTGTAAAGCCAGGGTGTCCTCGCATCCTTTCTGCCATGCTTCCCAGGCATTCGGACCTGAACATCTGGTTCCTGTAGTGCTGTACCCATTCATGGCATCAACTCCGTTGATATTTACATTTGCAGGAACTGATGACCCACCGAATACTCCGGCACCTACTCTGTTCCTTCCCCATAAGGCCAGTCCGCCGAGAACAGTACCTACGATGCCTAATGATAATGCCGCATTGGCTTTACCATTGACATTCCTGCGACCATAATAATAGTCGTCTTCCCTGCGGCCATACTTATCACAGAAGTAGTCAGCAGGAACTTCTTTTACTTTTTCTTTTTCAATAATTTCCATAACAGGATAAATTTTTAGGATTAAATGTTATATCAGATAGCTATCTATACCCAAATGTACTACAGGGAACTTTCTGAACATAACATTGCCAGGACCAGGAGAAGGAGTTTAATAATGAGGAAGTTACTGTGGTATCTTGATGCCGGGTATATAAAAAGAATAGAGTCCGGTTTTTACCGGACTCCTCCAACAATCTAATATACAATTATGGTCAGTAAAAATGGCTGTCTGCTTATGTTATGTGCTCTGCTTTACGGAAAGAAGAGAAATAAAACTGATCTCAGGAAATCAAAATAGTCAACCCTAATGCAGAAAAAATGGTTACTACTTATGATCTATATGGTTACCCGGCCAGACTACTTCTGTCCTCACCACAGGCAGAGCACTCTCTCTTACTGTTTACATAGCAAAAATAGTAAAAATTCTGCGTCATAAACAGATGCTACTGTCTTTTTTATTATGTTTTTCCCTTTTCTTCTTTATGAAAAGATCAAGGTCTTTCTTCAGGAATAATATATTCTTAAAACCCGGCTTCCTGAAACCTCTCGGCAATTCACCGGATCTTACATAGCCATCAAATGTACTCCTGCCCACATTCAGATACTTGCATGCCTCATATTTACTCATGATCTCTTCCCTGTCAGTAACCCGGCGTATATTCTCAAGTAAGGAAACAGCTTCTTCCTCAGACATATTTGAATTTCCTGCTTCAATATTATCTGCCACATTTCTTAGATGTGTAGCAAGAAGGGAAAGAAACTTTTCGATCGCCATATTTCATATGATAATATAATACCAAATACATGAATATACCAGCCACTATAAGAAATAAACTGAACATAGCAGCATCAGAAACAGGAATATAGACTAAATCATCTATCATAGTGATAATATTATTTACCACTATATAATGTATGAACATCCTATGATACTTACGGAATCTGAAGGCATAGGATGATACATACATAGGAATAGTGGTGAGAAGTGATGTTCCTGCTATATAATCTAATATATCACTACGAAGATCACAATAATCCATGATGATATTCAGAAGATATAATGCAGAAACAAGGATAGGAGTTATCTTTACACAAATAAGCTCCAGTTTGTATAACATCACCTTATCCATATATCACTTTTCTTTCTTTTTCTTTCCGGCATTTCTTCCTTTAGGAGTATATCCGGCTTTTCCTTTTGGTGTTGATGGTCTTCCCATAATATTTCAATTTTAAATTAAACAATTTCTTCTAAAAATCCACTCTCCTGGCCCTGGGTGGCTACCTTATCTTACAGGTATGGACAGGACGGACCCTTCTCCTGCATCCGGCAGCTTTTACATATAATACTTTTACCATAGATATTCAAGGCCAGCTAATTCACGTAATCTTACTTCTGATATGAAAGGCTGGTAGTGCCAGCTGCATCTGACGATTATTGTATTACCCATTTGTAATAGTGATATATGATTTCTTGCCTTCCTGCCTCTCTTTGGCAAACCTGTCCACCAGAACCTGCTGATAATGCCTGCCATTAAGAACCTGCCCTTTTACCTTGTTTTCACCTATAAGGATACACCCTTCAGTATGCTCAGGGGTGACACCGCTGTGAATAAGAATCCCGTCGAAATGAGGGACATTAAGGAGCCTCGGCAACTCTTTCTTAAACTTTGGGGAATAATTGAGTATTACCTCATACCTTCCGGCAGGAATAGCCGTCTTACCATATACTTTCTTTTCCTTTGTAAGGTCACGTACAGTATCCTCCAGGGTATCACTGAAATATTCACCGTCAATATACATTTTCCCTACAGTGTAATCACTGCCCAGAAATGTCCTCTCTACTTTTATCTCCATCCTGTTTGATATTAAATTCTACTATACTGGATTCATTGGTAATAGCATCGATCTCAGTCTGTGACAGGGAAACTCTCTTATCACAGTGGGTGTCCTTACAAGCAATTCCTGATAGCCAGTCTATAATAGACCTGAGAATATATTTCTTCTTACGGCTGTTCTTGTCATGGGCACTCAGTTCTTCCATACGGGAATTTACGGCTTCAAGTGTCTGAGTATAGAATTCCCTCATTTTATTCAGGGACTCATATTCAGCCGCCGATGCCTCTGCATTATCCCGTCTCCTGGACCCCTTCCCTGCCCTGTAGGAAATAATTCCTGAGGTGATAGAAGTAGCAAATCCTATGAGAGCTAAAGTAACTTCAGTTTCCATAACCATTATCTGATATAATTCTTTTCTTGTACACATACAGGTTAGTCAACTATTTCTATAAACTTACTTTTCTTAACAGAGGAATATGGATTACTGTCATATATATCTGTGATGAGAACAGTATGTTTTTTCTGAAATAATCTCCATAGGAAAAACTTCTTCCTTTTATTAATAGTCTCTTTTCTGGCACTTGTAAATATACTCAGTTCACTTACAAATGAAGGGGATACTGAAATAAGATTAGGATAATGTAATCCTAATCTTACAGAAAACCACTTATCACCTATCACAGTGTCAGCTTCGATGAAACTATCACTAAATATTGTATCTGCCATAAAAACAGTATCAGTACGTGCAGACTGTGTCAGCAAGTACTGAACCTGTTTAAGCTTCGAATCCTTTATTCCCAGCTCCTCCTGGACCTGACGAAGCTTAAACAGAACAGAATCATGTCTGTATTTATACTCCTGTATAGTATATTTGAAAGCCCTGTTCTCAGATTCCAGTAAACTGTTCTCTGAATCATAAGCCTTCAGGTTAACCTCCTGCCTCGAAACAGCATCTGATAATTTCTTTATCTTATGATCCTTGACAGCTATAACAGCTATAAGTCCCGTAAGAACCAGAAATATTACCAGTATTTTAGAGCTGACAGACATATATCACATTTATTTATTATGACAAATATAATACATTACACAGATATAACAAATAAATCTAAACAGGTTTTATGTCCTACGCTCCCCCTCCTGTACTCTGTATAGCAGACACAATAGCTGCCCCCTGAGTATTTACAGCAGAAGTAACAGCTTCTATTTTGGCAGCCAGGGATGTGATACTGGTATTCAAGGTATCAAGTTTTGAAATAACAGTATCCAGTTTCGTATTGGTCTGCCCAGCCTTAGTATCCAGTGAAGTCAGTGAAGCCTTCATGGTGTCTGTATTATCCTTGGTATCAGTGGCAGTACTGGCAATTTCTGCCACATCTGCTCCTACAGATGCCAAAGATCCTGTGATCTGCGTAAGTTCAGTATTCGCAGATTTTGCCTCAGTAAGGATCTCTTCAACGGATTCCCTGATATCCTTACCATTTTCTGAGAGCCATATAAGGCCTCTCCGCATTTTAAAGTCAATTCCTGTCATTGTCATAGCTATCTGATTTAAAGTGTTTAAGCTGTTAATATCCTATTGCCAGCCAGAAAAACTCATTTCTGTTACTTACCGGAGCAGTTCCTACTAATTCCACTGTAAGTGAGGAATTTGAGAAAGATTTAATAGTTAGAACATCTCCTTTGGCCCAGTGGCCGTAATAGTTGTTAGGAGTAAGTTGTACAACACAGCACTTGGTAGGAAATCTTTTCGGAAAAGATACTACTGTAGTCATGTTACCAGTATTAAAGTTACTAAGTCCTGACTGTATCAACATCCCCCCCCCCCTGAATAGTATCTGCTCTTGTAGGAGCTGTTTTGGTAAACAAGCTATCTAAGCCAGTCTCTGTAATGAATTCATTAGCCATTTATTAATACAGTATTTAATTGTTATACACTTATGTTAATTTTTTATATGTATTTCCAGAGCTATTTAGTTCTGTCCACCATATATCTCCTTTATAATTAATTAATTCTGGCTGTATTCCTACACTTCCGAAATTTTTTACTATAGTACCACTATATATCTCACATAAACAAGGATATTTAAGAGTAGCAGATTGAGATACATTTATACACTTATTGCCTCCGTATATTAAGCATCTGACAAAAAATTCAGTTATTGGAGTGTATGATAAAGAAAGACTTGATGTTTGAGTAGAATGATAATCCCAATTACTACTAATTCTTATATACACATTACCAGTCTCTGCTTTAGCAAATGTAGTATAATTACCATTAGATTCTTTAGTAAGAACTTGAGAATACATAGTAGGACTAACATCCGCTCCTTTAGTATAAGAACATGAATCATCAGTCTCATTTACATATAACCTAGCTACACGTCTATATGTTCCTCCAACATCAAAATATGCATAGTGATAATCACCAATCTTCTCTGCATAAGAAAAAGTTCTCGGATACTTAAAATTACTACCAGTATAAGCAGCTATAGCAGTGAGAGTATTATTAGATGTATTTAATTTATATATTCTAAATTGCGTATTAGCATTTGAAGAAGATCCACTACAACAAAATAGATAATTACCTGATAAAGCCGAAGTAGCTATATTATACCAATATCCAGTAGAACCACTTAGAGATATAGATGTGGTAACCATTGTACCATTAACCACAACTCCGAAAGTGATATTTTTAAAATCAGAGGCTGCATAAACAAATGGAATTCTTTCATCATTGGGATCTGCTACAATACCTATACGGCAATAGACACTTCTGACAGAAAGGAAGCTATTTAACACTTCCATATTATCCACTTTCCTAACTATATCATCATCCACAGGAAAATCATTATATCCATATCCGGTGAGAAGATCAGGATCCGCTCCGGCAGTAATAGCTGCTCCTTTTGTTATAAAGGTATATGTGTTTGTACTGCCCGGAAGTCCCAGTTTATTGGAAGCATCCATGACAGTCAGAAATTCCTTGCTCATAACAGTTTCTGTATTAGTTTTTTCAAATCTTCCAATTCCTCTCTCAGAGAACAAATCTCTTTCCTATACTCTTCCTTCTCTGCTTCTCTTAGCATATGTTCCTCTTTAAGAGCTTCCTGTAATATAACAGTATATCTCTCATAGGAGAATGTTTTGGTTTTACTCTCATCATTTATCTCCCTTACAAGCCCTGTAATCCTGTCTTCCCAATACTGAGCCGATGTCCCTACCAGTACTTCATCCTCATCCTTCCATGTATAGAAGAATCCGGGTGATCCCAGAACATGTGACAATACAGGGGCCAGGGGGGTGATATTATTCTTAAATCTGATATCAGATGTAGAAGAAGTACCTGCTCCGGCTGAACATACTACGTGTTTACTGAAAGTAATTTCAGACTGAGAGTTAATTTTTGACATAATAGTAGCAGCTGTCTCAGCACTTGGAATAGAAGGCCTGTTACTTAAATCATTATAACTTCCGGATGTAGCTACGGTAGCAAATGATGGTTTTCCTGTAATACTACCCCACGCCATAGTTGTCGGAATAGCATCTAGAGTGGCAAGTTCTTTTCTTACCCAGGAACTGGTACTTGCATTACCTTTAGGACCAGAAGCAATAAAAGCTCTTGGAGTTGCAGTCTTTGTCACCCCTATCATAGTGACATAAGGCACATCAGATCCGGTATATGTATCCATCATTAACCAGTCACAGAAAGGACCTCCTGACATATTATAATACATCATATTAGCTCTTAGTGTTCCTGCTGTAACATAACTTGGTGGCTGAGACCCTCCAGAACCTGTATAAGTCCCTTGAAGTGTTGTATGTGTATGACTGGAAGCAGCTGCCCCAATAGCAGCAGGAGTGATATTCACAGTTTTAGCTGCATTAGGAGCATAGGTAGTATTAGTAGATCCGTTGAATTGGATAGTCAATGATGCTATATTATATGTATCTAAAATAGTATAGTCTGTACCACTCCTTCTATGGATCAGATTATTAGCCCCTGACTCCAATCTAGTAAATCCTTGAGCAGTTCCAATAATTACATTTCTAGATCCATATGCATTTAAATACATATCTTCTGAATTACTAGCACTAGCTCCTATATATCCACATCTTACATCTCCTTTATAAAAGTCCATGTAAGCTTCTTTATTAGCTGAGGTATTCTTTAAAGATAATACAGGACCAGCTGTTGTTCTGGTAAGAGTCCCTCCAGATAATGGTAAAAAATCAGATGTAGAAGGAATTTGAGATACTTTAGCTAATTCCTGTCCATTAAAGTAAATCTTATTTCTGTCTAAAAATAACCCATTACCATTCTCCCAAGGAGAACTCCCTGGATTTGTAGGAGTCAATATTATAGCTCCCGCAGTGCCATCTCCTCCTGTAGTATGATATCCTATCATAGCCCTTGTTTCATTACCTACCATCCATCTAATAGGAGCACCATAATTTGATGTTGATTTAAGAGTCTGCACTATATAAACTTCCGAAGTAGGGAACATTATATTCCCAATCATAGTACCTCCAGTCAGAGGCAAATAATTACTCAAATGATTCGTAGTAGCTAATTCTTTCCAAGACGTATGTGCTGTAGGATCATTTGATACATTAGCGCCACCTCTAACAAACCATCTGTTACTATCATAGGTCCCATAAATCTGACTAGATCCATTATATACACCGGGAATATTAATAAGTGATCCTGCCTCTTGTATAGGATACTCTCTGTCAGGAGTAGCATTATCATTAAGTGTTTGGGCTGATAATCTTGGGAATTTACCAAGACTATTCAAATTGTTCTCGTATAGGTCTGATGAAACATTAAAAGTATCGAGTATAGTATATAACGTACCTCCCCTATCATGTACTAAATTAAATAATCCTGATCTTATTCTTGTAGTTCCGTGTTCAGCTCCTATATGAGTGTACTGTGAATCCTCAGTACCTCCGTTACTGAATACAAGAAGAGAGTAATTAGTAGCTCTGTCAAGAATTCTGGCTATACTCAGGTCATTATAAATATCTACAGGAATATTATTAAATTTAGAACCTCCAATAATCAAATGGCCATTAGTAGTTACGTATATTCCTTCAACAGCACCAGATGTTGTATTAAATAATATTCCTTGGTTATTAGCTAATATAGGTCTCCCATCTGCTCCTATAGTCATATGACCTCTGCCACTATAAGGATAGTATACAGTACCTAAGCCTGATATGTCGTCCTTAGTAGCTAGTTCTTCTATATTCAGATTACTGGAATCATAGATGATATAATTCTGACCTCCTTTAGTATGTATAAGATCATCACCGGATCCTGTAGTCAGTGATATACTACTGGCTCCGTATGGCTCTATACTGTTAGGGCTAAGATAGGTATCAAAATATATCATGTTTAATACGGAAGGCTTATCATACCTGTAAGCATTCAATGATGTGGCAAAGTCCAGAATATCAGCACTTGGCACATCTCTGGTATTTAAATTATATCCTATTGTACATGACCATGGGGTGTTCGCTTGTAAAGCACCGAATCCAATACTACCACTACCAGTTGCTGCTACAGTAATATCATATTCAGGGTGATTACTTACTCCACCTGAAAAGAGAAGCCCTGTTTCAGGAACAATATTCGTAGTTACTGCTCTTTTAAGGGAAGCATCCCATGACAGGAAGAACTTATCACTAAGATCAGATTCATTGTTCCTTAACATCACAGGCCATAAATCCCCTTCTACCCCTACCTTGAATCTGTCATCAGATTCGTCGAATATAAACTGATAATCAGTAAGGTCTCCCCGATCTACCTGTATACCTGAAATTCCCTTTGTAACCCCGGATCCTACCTCCCCTCTGTTTAAAAGAAGAATATTATCGGATACTTCTACAGTCTCAGCTTCTGTTGTGAATGATGACCCTTCCTGGGTAACATTACCCTTAATTGTAATATTATTGAGGATAAGGTCAGTATAAGCGTTATCAGAATTGTCACGCAGTTCGAATATCCCCCCTGAATTCTTCAGTTTAGGACCTGTACCAAGAGTTAACTGCCATGTTGAAGCAGGAGTACCATAAATGGATAATGATTCCCCTGACGAAGGAATAAGCCTGTCCAGAGCCGTCTTATAGGAAGGGGTCATAAGACCCATATTCGTATCAGTGACAGGCAGTAATTCCCTGTATACCTTAGTCGCTGACTTAGCAACAGAATTATACAAATCCACAGCTATACTCTGGGTATTTTTACCTTCTGCATCATATACAGCCCACAGATCAGTTACAAACGGCTTATCTATATCCAGATTCGAAGTGTCGTACATTGTAAACATCCCCTCCAGGCCCTCACGGACAACAGGATTTTCAGCATATAATCTGGCAGAAAATCCGGCAGATCCTAGCTTTACAATATTCCCACTCCTTACCAGTAAATCAGACTGGCCGACAGCAGATCCAAGTCCCTTACCATCAGGGAAAGCTATATTACCAGTCATCAATCCTCCGGATAATGGCAGATAAGAACTTGTAATGTCACTTAACTTACCATCCAGGTATTTCCTTGGGATGAAACTGTCAGTACCATTCGGAAGTATTCCTATACTATTGAGTGTATAGGTTTGATTCTCTTCACCCTGAGACAGATAGAGGAGAATACAATATCTTGTAAATTTAGCACTATCTCTTTCAGGAGCCATGGTAAAACTCAGATTCTCAGGAATATCCAGATAAAGTCTTAAAGCTCTTCCTTCTGCAATGGTATCCAGGGCTACCTTCCATACAGTATGATAACCTTTTTGAGCAGACTGTGTAGTAGTATTAGTATTCCTTATTACTACATTGGGATTATTATACCTGAAATAGTCATATATAAATGAATTGGCCTCATCCCTGTCATAATCACCTTCTTCCAGGGTAATCTCCTGTGCGCCATTAAAATCCCATGCAGAATCAAAAGGAATAGAAATGCTTATGACATGAGTCCTGATCTTATCTGTGTTCACTTCTCTCCATCCTGTTTCAGACAGAAATACAGTATCAGAAGCTCCTTCCGGTGAAGGCATCAGCTCCTTACCTTCCTCCTTGTCTACCTTTTTATTGTCCAGTTCATTATACTTATCGTTGAAAATAGTATATATTTTACTGAATTTTCTTCCTAGAAACGTTCCTATTTGCTGTAAGATTTTATCCATCTCAGTCTTATTTTAATGCATCAGGTAATTCATTTAATACTGCTTCTTCAAATTCCTCATAAGAGCCTCCTCCCACAAGATCTCCTTCATCTGTTATAAAAGCCACCTGGTTAGCTCCTGATTCTTTCAGATAAGCCTTAAGCATATCTATAACCTCCTGAGGGGTATTAGGTTCCCCGTCCTTTACCCTCCATATGTATTCAACAGATACGGCAAGGTCAAAACCGGGGTCCAGGAAGGCCTTTATCATGTAACATCTGCGGCATTCATCATTGCCGGGAAGTTTAAAAGGAGTCATTTCCTTTTCAGGAGAGGAGCCTGACCTGTATACAGTATGGAAGTCCACTCCGTCAAGACTTTCATCTATCTGGTAATAACAGGGAATTACAGACTGGTTTCCAAACCCGTCTATCCTTCGTATGGTGGCATGTAATTCACCGGGATAAGGTATTCCGAAAGCATCTACAAAGATGCTGTTCGTATTCAATATCATAAAAAAGAAATCTCCTTTATCCCCTCTAGGAATAAAAAGATTCAGTTTGGGAAATTCTAGAGGTCCTGTAATGGAAGCTCTGGCATCGGTACCAGGATCCAATGTCTCAACATTTCCAACCTCCAGGTCCGGGGTGGTGCCATTTACTCCTCTGGGAATCCAGAAATCAAACATAGCTTTGTTCGGAGTACCTGAATTTACCACTTTAGCTTCTTCATTAGGCTGTACAGTATGTACAGTACCGACAGATATTGTAGCTGCCTCCCCGTCATCACCGGGATCACCCTTATCTCCCTTCTGACCTACCACACCTTCAAGATACTCAAGAAGTTCTCTGGACAAAGATTCAGAGGTAATACTGCCTTTCGGAATATCCCTGTTACTGGCAGATTCCCAGTTTTCATCGTCTCCCCAGCTTCTATCATCCACTACCATGGCAGTATACCTTTCTATCTTTATGGTACCATCTGTCATGATATAGGAAATCTCAAGACCCTTCCTGCGGAATTGCTTCCTTACAGAATTCCTGGTATCATATATAGTCCCTTTGTACGGAACTGCAATACAGTTGAAATGGAACAGTATATTATCCAGTCTTTCACCTGTAGCACCATTATATACAGTCTCTACAAATGACAGTGGGTATATATGTATCCACTCCCCAGATTCTTTATCCTTTGCCAGTAACTGTTGTATATTCTTCATAGCCTATAAAGTACGGAAATAATCACTATCAAGCAGTGAGGGTATGAATATCATAAGATCACTTCTTTCTTCATGGTAATTTGCATTTCCATTGAAATCTGCAAGCAGTATAACAATAGACACATAATCCCTTTCCTGCTTTATACTTGTTACAGTAGATGTGGTATACCTGTAGTCCATTAATGGGTATGTAGTAGTAAATACATTATTCATTACTCTCATATACAGTTTTTCGACTGTAACAGAAGAGGCAGGATATAGAAGAACACGTATCATATCGTCGTATCTTCCTACCGTAACCCTGTCTAAATAATTAGGATCCTTATACCCGTTTATTTTAAGCGGTATATCCATATTAGTATTATTATATATTCTGGCTGTAAGAAGGTAGGGCCTCCCGTTCGTCCTCTTCCCTGTATCCTCCCCATTGATTACCCATGTGTCATGGTCACTTATCTCAATTGTAGGAGTAGCTCCGTCTTTTCCAGGAGCTCCATTAGTCCCTTGTGCAAGAATACCAAGATCCTTATTCCCTATCCACCAGTTGCCATTACTCCCTATATACGGAGTCTGACCGTCAGTACCATTAGTACCATCAGTACCATCAGAGCCATTTGTGCCATCTATTCCATCCTTTCCATTTTTCCCGTCTATTCCGTCCCTTACTACAGGAATATCCTGCGTATACAGTAGTATGGATTTCTTAAGGTCCTGAAATATTTTAACCCTGATCAGTTTATACTTAGACACAGATATGTCGAACATAAGGGAATTCTGTAACTCTGTGCTTGCTTGTATCAGAGTTTCCTGGCTAGCCTCATTAAGCCCGTATACCTCGAACATAGCCAGTGTATCCCTTACATATCCGGTACCTGAAATAGCCCTTATTGTAGACCTCAGGAAACCTGGATATTGTACCTGTTCCTTTGTAATAAGAAATACACTGGTATTGAATTCAGGGAGGTAAGAATCTCCCTTTATAGCCCCGTCTATCAGCTCATCCCTCCTTACATATGTATCTTCTATGATATTACCGGAACCATCCATAATAGCCCTGGAGGCCGTATAATCAGGTAATTTACTGATTTCATCCACCTCCTGTGACTTGATATAATCATCCAGCTCTACCTTGGAACTGTCAGAAGCTTTTACACCAGTAGCCACCCATCCGTGCAGCAGACTGTATGTATATACTTCCCCCGGGTAATCAGGAAATTCCTCTGTTATTACCCACGCATATGCCCCTTCCTTAGCTGTAGGATATAACCCCTTCAGGTTCTCCTCAGATGTATGGAATCCGCAGAACAGTCCGTCATTTTCATCCATCAAAGGCTTCAGGAATACCAGTATATCCTTCATGGATATCTTTACTGATTTTCCTCCCTGTACAACTCCCCATATCTCAGTACCATCCAGTGCATTAGCCTTTTTCAGGTCAGTGTCCCTGATACCTTTTTCGAGGAAATACCTTCTTATCTGTTCAAGATCCTGTTTGGTCATTTTTTAGTATTTTTATAGGATAATTCCTTCTTTCTCAATGCTATATCATCATCATGCTTAGTCTTGTCAAGAGCCAGTTTCTCTCTGTCCAGCTTCATCTTTTCATTGAACTGCCTTATTTTCTCCAGCAATTCATCAGATCCTGGGCCGGGAGAGGCCTGTTCATTGGAAGACATTCCCGCAATAAGTATCTTAGTCTCATTATCACGTATGTTAGCTTCCTGCTTCTGGGCAAGTTCTGCCTCACGCATCCTTGATTCATTCTCTATCTCTGACATCCTTACCTCATTAGCCTCCCTCTGTGCCTGCATCTCCCTGTCTCTTACCTCCTTCTCATTCCTTTCTATCATCCTCTGGGTATCAGCCAATGACTGTGAGGTGTATATTTTCATGATAGTTGAAAAGTCAAGCCTGTTATGCTGTAAAGCATTGGTAGCCAAAGCATCAAGCTTCTGAGCCAGTACTTCCGAGTCAGTATCCACTACCAGTCCGTAGTCTGATTCAGCAAATTCATCCCCGTCTATTTCACACATGGCCAGTGAATTATCTGATAACAGATAGGGGAATTTCAGTGTCCTCCCTCTGGCACATGCTTTTGCCAGTTCAAGAAGGCATTCCAATACTCTCCTTTTCAGGCTGTTATGCTTTATAAACAGCCATTCTGTAATATGTGACGACTGTAAGGTAGATCTTTCCACCCCTCCTACGGTTTCCCTGTTATCAATCTGACCTTCCCTCTGTCTTGATATACCTATCAGTTCAGACATCTTGACAGGGATATATTCCAGTATATTGATCAGTTGCTGTATGTAATTACCATCCCCGGCAGACATCATACCCCTGCTGTTATTGGCATAGTTACCAGCAATCTTACCTGTAGCAGCCCCCTTCGAGCCTTCATTGAAGCTGTTCTTTACAGCTATATGGGATACTTTGGCAAAATACAGCCATTTATCTATATCCCAGTCCTCCGGGACCTGAGCCATGTCAAGATCGTACAATGTACCCCAGTATGATGATATAGCTTTTACAAGCCTGTCATATACTGCATCATATAAGTAGTTGAACGGCTTCATAATATCCACCATAGAGAACGGGGAATGATCATTCAGGTTATACAGAGTCCCTATGATTCCGAAATGACATCTTGAAGGATTTGACATACGGAAAAACTGTACAGGAAGAGGGCCCATATTCACATATATACTCTTTCCTATCTTGGTGCCTCCCCAAGCCTGGTTTATCCAAAAGATCTTCTCTGTCTCCCCCAGTTCTTCCGAAATGACATAATCTTCATTCTGGAAGGTAACCACCTTATCACCATTCTCATCGAATGATGTCACCATTTTCACCTTTCTTCTGGATTTCCAGTATACCCTGAGTACTCTTATATTACCTGCCAGATCATAATACATGGAACTTCTGCCAGGTATTTCCCCGAAGAATACCGATGAGTCAGGCACTATTCCCTGTCCGAAGGCTTCTCCTCCTTCATCAGGAAGGAACATAAATCCTGCCCTTTCATCTATCCCCTGTATATCATCGTCTCCTTCAACAGGTGAGAACGGGATTTTCTCTATATAGTTTATATCTTCCTCTGTCAGCGAATCATAAAAATAATCAATTATACGTCCCGGAGACCAGAAGTCTTCCAGTACTATCATATCAGCATCCTCTACCCTGTTTGAATATCCATTCCTGAATATCCTTACCTTTAAAGGATTAAGCCTGTTTATCACAGGCTCGCCTGATACTATCTCACACTGATATATTTCTTCTCCGACAGCCATGGCATCCATGATCCCGTCATTGAATTTATCCCTACATTCCAGCTCCTTATAATAATGCCTGAGTAATGCATTGGCTCTTATTTCCCTGAGGTCCTGCCACTCATGCATATAATAATCACTGGCCTCCTGGACCCTTTCATTGAACTGCTGCTCATTGTCAGAGGTATCGGCTATTATGCTCTGAAGGACACTGAAAAGCTCTTCTTTCTTCTGATCTTCCCTGAAACTGATAGAGTTAGGATCTGTAACCACTACTCTGAAATCAAATCTTCTCTTATATTCCTCTCCTCTTAATACCTCAAGCTTTGAATTCATGATAGGATAATGCTGTATCTTTTCAGGTATATAGGCAGCCTCTACATTATCAGGATTTATAATCATCTGAAGGTCTCCCATATGCAGGTTACCTCTCAGAAGATCGTAATTGATCATTTTATGTATCACGGACTTGCGGACAAAATTGTCATTGAAAAATGACTTCCTGTCAGCCCAATCCAAATGTTTCTTCCTCCACTCCTTTGTCTTCTTTGTATAAGGGAGCTTCTGTGGCGGCAAATTCTTAAGTTGATACATAGTATACTTGTTATACCTACAAATCTAAAACATTAAACATTAAATACCAACGACACAAATATTGTTGTTGTTCCTATAGATAATATATTATTATCAGTAATCACAATATATGTTTCTGATGCTTCTTTCTGGCTTCCACTATCTTATCATATCTGGAGAAAAATTTATCCCCTGACCTGTCCAGAGGATCCTTTTCCCTGAATCTTCCTTTTACATCCCCCTTTGAAAGTCTCAGCATCTCCTCCCTCAGCAGCATAAGCATAAGCAATGCATCATGTCTGTCATAGTTGCCATTGGGATCCCATTGGATAAGTTCCTGTATAAGGGCTCTTGATCTCAGGGTATACAGCCGGGGCCTGGAGATGGGGTTTTCATCTGTGGAATCAGGGCTGGGGACAGGAGCACACAACCATGTCTTTATCCTGTCACGGCCGTAAGATTTTACTGGTTCAGTAGATTGTGTACCACGGCTCTTATTACCGTGAAGATCCTTTGCAGGCTCTTTACTTTTAAGATAATCAAGAACTTCTGTAAGCAAATAGATACAATGCATCTTGGAAAAGTATGTATATAATCCCTTCTTATTGTTCTCGTAGTTCAGTCTGGCATTGTAATATAAGCATATCAGCCTGCACTTCTCATAGAACTGGTCTGCAAAATCCTCCCTTCCTGTATACTCACATACTATCTCATCAGTAAACAGGTCAAGTATATAAATACTACCTAATGATAAAGTATCTGATGAATCATCGTCAAAAGTATCTCCTCCGGCTATATATCTGTTACTCATTACTTTACCATCAGCTCCTTTTACAGGGAAAGCATGGAATTCTATAGCTCCAGGTTGTCTGTTATCCTTATGAGGAAAGGTTCTCAGAGGGACATATTCCGGACCTGTAACCAGTTTTGGCTGTCCTGTCTCATCCTGTACAAGATCTCCTACATATATGCTATCCAGATATCCTGCTGTAGTATCTATTTTCTGTAACTGCTCAGCAAGGGCAGCTACAGGATATCCTGAGGTAGTTTTCTTAAGGATAGCCTCCTGTATGGTAATAGGGTCTTCTGCAATAGCCTGGTCAAGGGTAGAGGACCTGGAGGAGTTGTATTTTATGACTCTCCTTTCCTCAAGGATCTCAAGGAGGGCTTTAGAAACATCTGACACCCCGTCCTTATTGTAACATCCTGCCCTGTTCATATAGGCCCCCATAAACAGGATACATTTCTTAGAGCCTCCGGACTTGTCGAATACATTAGGCAGACCATATATATTGTACCCGGCAGGATTGAAGATGATCTCCATACATCCGGAAAAATTAGCCTCTTTAGACCCGCCCGTACCTACTCCAATACTTTGGCCGAATGAGTGACCTCCTTCCTCTACTGACCTTCTGTTGGTAGTATATACGTCAAGAAGATTCGGGAATTCACCTATCTCTTCATATATCTGCCTGTTAGCCCTCTTACCACGCCCTTTACCCGACTTATCCCCTACTACAACACCAAGGGTTGTGTTACCAGTACCTTTATTCGACATAGTATCAAGGTCCTTATATCCCATCTCCCACGTCATTTTATCAAGGGAATCTACTACCCTTTGTGTCGGAAACT